CGTCGGTGGCGTCATTGACAAACGAGTGAATATCGGCGTTGATCTCAGCAAATGGCCGCAGATATAGCACATCAGCGGCGCTATTCAGCCGTTCCACCGGTGCCGACAATGGCGCATCACCGGCCACGCCGATAAGCAAAGCGCCGTAGCGGCCAACGCCGGTAATCTTGTCCACCCGTTCGCAGTAGTGCGCTAGGCGCAAGCGTTCGGATAGCGCCGCAAACTCTACCGAAAATGGCGAATCGTCAACCGCGTCGTCTTCGCTGCCGTCAATGATGGTGACACCATCGCCCCAAGTTTCCTCCGCCGGGAAGTCAATAATGCGGGCTGCAATGTCTTCCCGCATGTACTTGGCAAGAAAGTGTTCAAAGAGTAAATCTTTGGGATAGCCCAGCTTTTCGTAGTAATCCCGATCCCCTTCAAACTGCTTGCCCAGATAGCCCGCCGCCATGCTGTTGTCGAGCATGGATCGCTGCGCGCGAATACTGCGCACGTTGTTGGTTAGTTGCGGTGTCGGTTGGCGGTGCTTGTAGCGGTTGTTGCGTCTGCTCATTTGTTCTTTCTCGTCCCCCATGTGCCTGCGGATGTGCGTTTGCCCGCCATGACGGCATAACGTAAACCATCATACGGATCATCGCCGCCGTTGCCGTCTTCGTCCACATCGACTTTTAGAACATCTTCCGGTCGATTCGGGTCATGCTCCATTGCAGGCAAGCACTCAATCAGCGCCGTGCATCTATCGAAGATAAACAGCTTAGCCGGTATGCCTTGTGATTCATCGCCCAGCATCTGCAATATTTCGCCCGCCCCATTGATACGATCATCGTTGGCTGCTGACAAGTGAATACCATACTCCGCGTATTGTTCAGCTATAGTGGCGGCGGTTGTGCCTCGCTTCGCAAAAACGTCGGCCCCGGCAACGAAGGTGGCTAGACTTTTCAGGCTGACTTGATTGCGCTCTAGCATCGACTTGATTGCATTTGCGTGTTGCGGGACAAGCGCCTTGCTCAATCGGTGTTCGTCAATCACATAAATGTTGCCGTCGCCGTCCTGCGCAACCAGGTAACACATCGTTGGATGTGTGAACCCGTAGTCCAGAGCGCACCAATGTCGCCATGTGGTCGGCCACGCAAACGGCCTGACAACATGTAGGTCAGTCCTAAAATTTGTAAAAAATTGACCGGCGGCAATGTCCCAATCACCAAAGCGATATGCCCGCAATTTCCATCCGACATTTTCCTCTAGCCGACGCCGGTAGCCCTCGTCATTGAATACATTGTCATCAACGGTAGCCGAGATGAACCGTGTAAATGATTCTTCACCACGTTGCCACGGCGTTACAAATCGCTGCTTAAACCACGCGTGGCCGATGCCGCCGGGGTTGGTGGTTGCGTAAATCCTTGGTCGCCACCCCGCTTTGCTACTCCGGTTACTATCACGCAATGCCTTATATTTTGACTGTGACAGTGTGGTGGCCTCTTCGATGGCTATCAGGTCGTATTCAATGCCCAGATAATTATCGATGTCCTTTTCGTCTTTGAAATGTCCAACGAAAATGCGTGAGCCATTCCAGATTTCAAGCAACCCCGCCGACTGCTTGTATTCGTAATGCACGCTGTGCAACACCTTGCGCGCAAGGTCGCCAAACTGTTCACGCGCTTGCTTTCCCACCTTGCGCAAATAGAGCGCCTTTAGCCCGTCAAAGCGGCGGCAGTCGTCAAGCGCTACTTGGGCAAAGGTGGCATGACTTTTTCCCGGCCCTCTAGCGCCGCCGAAAGCCAACCTGATCGCAACCACCGGTGCGATCACACTCACGCGCAGCGGCGTGAAACTCCAACTGCTTTGGTTGCGGGACATAGCCAGCCGACAAGAAGTTCTCGATCTGCTCCTTTGGGCATCCCGATCTTTTCGCTACTCGTGCAAAATTGTCAAACGCTGTCATTCCCATAAGCTTTCTCTATAGCACTCTTTACAATTGCGTCCACTTGCACCGGCCCCCCATCCTTACCCGTCAACTCTGCTTTCGCCGGCGCATCCAACCCCAGCAGCTTGCACCGGCGCTCGATGCAACTCATCACGCCAGCGAGAAAGGCGGGGTTGCCGTCGCGCTGCTCTTTCTCCATTGTCGCCCTGACGACGTTGGGCTTGCCGTCCTTGCTCTTGCCGTCACTCTCCTGACGCGCTCTGGTGCGTTCGTTTTTCGACCGTTCCCACGCTTCCCAAAACTGAATCTCTACCTCGTCAATGCGTGCCAGTTCTTTTTGCTTCGCCTCGTTCATATCCATGATGGACGATTCACGCCACCGCTGCTGAATCAGCTTTAGGTCGTGGTTAACTTGCCCTTGCGACACGCCAACCACCTCGGCAATGTCACGCTGCGTGCGGCCTTGCAGGTATAGGCGCGTGATCTGCACAAGATCTTCCTCACGCTGGAATGGTGTTCGTTTTCGTGCTGCCATAGTTGTTATTTACTGCCATCTGCTCCGGCTATACCCCATTAGATGTTTGACCTATTGCTGATTTGACTGCCCGCAATTTACAATGTACAATAGTGCAATGGAGCGAAATTATTTGCAAGAAAGGTTAGATAATGTCAAGTCCACTAGAACTGAAGCAAGCTTTTATCGAAATGCGTACTAAGTTTCATCGCCAGGAAGTTGACTTAACTACTGTTTACGCTGCGGCTGACGCCTACATTGAATCAATCAAGGAATTCAAGAAGCAACGTAAAGACAAAAAGCTTTTTGTGCCAGATCGAACAAAGCTTATGAGAACAAGTTTTTAACAATCTGGCCTCTTAAATACCATGCCGTAATTGTTTGGGCCATCCTGAATAACAACTCCTGCCTTTTTAATGAGCTTGTTTTTTCTGAATGGCTTGTAATTTACTTCGTGATGCCATCTATTAAACTTCCATACCACCCTTACCACATCTGGGTGCGCTCTCTGTAGCTCAACAGCAAATTGCTTGCGCTTTTCCGTCTTTTCGTAGTAGTCCGTCATCCCTCCCTTTACCTGCATTGTGACTATTTTGTCAGCCAAAAAAGCGCAAAATTGCAAAGTGCAGTGGCCGTCTTTTAGTATTCGCAGGCATAGGTCTGTGTCATCATTGTAAAATGTTACATTTCGATACGGTATATCTGTCCTTATAAGCATATTTGAATAAACACGGGTATTGAGAATGAATGGCGGGTGCTTCTTTTTTCTTGGTGCAAACATCTCATACTGCATCCCGCTAATATATAAATTCTCATATCTTTCTGCGAAATCTTCCATTACATACAAAAATGTCCCACTATCGACACGATACTTGATGTTTTCATGTAGTCGGTAAAATCCTCTAATATTGTCGTCCATCGTCCAAAAGTACGGCGACTTAAGTTCATTCTGCGCGTAGTCCCAAATCCAGTTTCGGGTAACAGTCAACCCCTTATTCTGATGCGGCAAAATAAGCAAATTTTTTTTGCCTATAGAGTCAGAGTATTCTTTGTACTCCTGTTCCTCTATGACGGCAGTGTATGGGACATTGATGCTCTCTAATGCTCTGATCGTATAAGGCGTTTTGTATCTACCTTTTGTTGGTACAAAAATAGGGTATCTATTATTCATCCTTGACCCTGTACTCCTTGAGATTTAACTTTTCCTGCTTTGGATACCATATAAATTTCGACTTTTCGTTAACTGCCTGCCCGACCAATCTCGCAAAATTAGCCACATCATCACTGGTTGCAAAATGCACCTTGATTGTAGCAACTGCCCCCATTGCATCTTCATTCTTAAACTCAGGCATACCAACCCACTCGTCAGCGGGGTTGGTGCCTTCCTCATTACTGCCCAACTCGTATGGAGCGAAACCCCAAGTGGTTAGATCTTCAAACTCAAAACTGTTAGCGAGTTCTTCCCAGTCCCAATCACCAGCAGCGCCCTTGTGAAGATACACCGTCAACTGCTGCCGTTCCCGTTCGGTCAATTCCCGGCTAGCAACGCGCACGTCAACTTCATAATCCATGCCATACTGACCGGCAAGGACGGACAATCTTTGATGCCCATTGTATAGCTCATTTTGTGGCCCAATCGCCAGCGTCTCCACTTGCCCGAACGTTTCCACGCTATCGACCAGGCGTTCAGCTTGCTTCTGCTTGATCGTGCGCGGGTTATGTTCCCACGGGATGAGGTCGGCCAGCTTGCGCCGCTCGTTTGTCCAGGTG